GCTACATCCACCACAAGGAGCCTACCAATGGAGTTTAAAACCGTGATTGACGCGCTTGATAAGTACATGGCCGCAAGCACCGCCATGTTCGACGCCTCGCGCACCACTGAAGACAAGGACGGTCATCCTATTGTGGCTGTGGAACCTGGCGCAGCCGTCGAAGCCCTGTCCGCCCTCATCACTTTATGGCGCACCGTAGAGACCTACAAAAAGGAGCGACCCCATGCCTGAACAGCCCGACTATGATCCCGAACGTGACTACGCCCTGATGGCGCTTTTCCTGTTTTTAGACGAGGCGCACGATCACATCAGCAAAGCGCGCAACCACATCGCCGAGTACAAGGCCAAAGAGCCAGCCCTAGAAGACTTTGAAAAGCAGGTTCAAAAGCTGGCGATTGAAACAGATAACCTCGTGGGAGAGGTTGGCGCAGCCCTACAAACTTACGTGGTCGCGACCTCCCCCGATGACACCGAGTGGGTATTTTAATTCAATGACAGGGGTGGGACGGATATGGAACGTTCCACCCCAGAAAGGCCAACCCATGGACTACCGTTATTGCCCCAACTGTGGCCGGAGTGGCAGATCGTTTGTGTATTTCCACAATAGTCTGTACATCCGCTGTAAGGAATGTGGCCGCAAGATGCACTTTTTCCACACCAACAAGAGCCGCATCCGCGCCGAACCTATCCGGCTCATCGTCGCCGCCCGTTACCTCGGCACGTTCACGCGGCGGGATATGGCCGAACATTTAGGGATGAGCAAGTCCGGCTTCCTGGCCGGGAAGATCGAGCAGTTGGTTAAAGATCACCGTCTTACCAAAAGCATCCAGGCCCACCCGCAAAACGGCAGGCCGACTATCTACTACAGGAGCGTATAACATGACTTTCAATTGGGAGTATTTTCACCAGGAGCTTAAAAAGGCTTCCTTCGGCCAAGTAGACGCCGCAGCCATCGCTACAATCGTAGCAGAAACCCTTACCATCGGTGCACCAACCGACTCCAACGAAGAAATCATTCTCGCCGCCCGGAACAAGCACCACCAGCGGCTATTCGGTTGGATACACGACGAAGCCCGCTTTCTTGAGAAGTTGTACGAGGAATCGAATAAAATCAACTGGACACACGCCCAACGCAACGCGATCGATTACATAGCCGCGAATATCGCCCGACACATCAAAGACCTGTCCGATGTGAAGCCCGGTGAAGAAAGTCTGGTTGACATCCCGTTCTAGCTGTGCTATCTTCATAGTACCCCCAGCCGTAAGCAAAAGGCCCCGGTGCTCTCCGCGCCAGGGCTTTTTGTGTTGCTAAGGTTGAGCGCCTAAAGCGCATGGGTTTTTATCTTAAGGGACGGGAGATGCGCCGGAATATCCATTCCAGCACTTTGTCTTTTTGTGCGCGAGACATCCCCGCAAAATCCCACTCTGCCGGGTCCACTCCGAGATCGCCGATAAGATCATCAAACAACAGCTGATCAGGAAATGGCCCCAGGTCCTCATCGTGATCCAACACGGTCTGAATAACCTCTTGTAGCAAAGGCTCCTCGACCTCCCCGTTCAGGCGCACATGCACAACCTGACCGTTGCCCCCCACCCCGCCGAGCCTATCCCCCAGGAGATGAAGTAATTCCTTCTTGAGCTTGTCAGGCGCGATTGGCCGCCCGCGATTGATATCAATTTTCATAGTTCCACCGCCTCGATTGTGATAATCCGCCATAGCCACGCGGCATTGGCAGATAGCTTCCATTGCAGTTTGATGGTATGGCTGGCCGCTGAGAGGCCATACACAAATTTTGAAAACGAGCAGTTGGTGATTTCGCTGCTGTAGTAAGACCCGATTTTGAGCAGGCCATAGGTTGAATCGCCAATCCGTGACCCATCTACATCGAGGTCCAGGTATACCGCGTTGTTGGCCGAGTTGGTCAGATAAGCCGAGCCGATCACGTTAACCGCCACATGCCCGCCGTAGGTGGTCAGCGTCACAGAAACATTGGTCGCGTCCACATCCACAAACGAGGTATCCGTTTCCGTGTAGTCGCTGGTGTTGTCGTAAATGCTCTCATCGTAGTTCGGCGCCAGCAGGTATTCCAGATTCGCCGCCACCATATCCACCCAGGCGTTGGTGATGTAATCCCCCGCATCCAGGTATGTCACTGTCGTAAAACCCATCCGCATCCTCCTAAAATGCTATGATACCTGTCCCTACTTTTGATGTGCCGACTTTCGCCCAAGCCGTGTTGTCATCAGGCCGCACGTACCAGCGAAACCGCCCGCTTTGCCCCGCCAAGTCAATCTCTACTTCATCGCCAATGAGGATATACAGATCATCCGTGAACGGAACCCCCAATTGCAGCAGCAAGCCATCCCCCAGGTCCCGATCCGTGAACGCTAAACTATGCACTTTTGCATCAAACTCTACCCAGGCGAAATAATCTTGAAGCCCCCCATATCGCCGCAACATCATCCTCGCCAGGTTGTCTAATTCGTTCGCGCTCTCAACCAGAGGGATATTCATTACCAATTCGTTCGCTCCTACCTCACGGATATTACTTTTGTCCTGGCGAATGACTTCCATGACCGGATCGCGCAATAAGGCATCTCCCACCAACCGCGCCCCCGCCTGAAGATATATCGGCGTTCCCCGGCCATTGTTCACGGTTAACCGCGCTTTTGTACCCAGGTCATCCAGGCCGAAGGACTGCTTAACCACCGCCCCGCCCCCGTCAGGCCAGGATCGAAAGACAAAACTGTAGGCATCCACCCCACCTGCCACGCCAATCACCTCCCCGTTGCTGTCCTCATAACCTACAGTCAGCGTCGAATGGCCTGGCGCGATTTCAATTTCATTGGTGTTGGTCCACACCGTCGCCCCGGTTGATAACGTTCGCACCTGACTCCGCAGCCGCACCCGATTCACCACATCCAGCGCGTAATCGCTCCACACCTTGCGGCATGAAGTGTAAACATGATAGGTCCCGACATTGTAATAATGCTGGCGATTGGCGAACACCAGCGCCCCATCGCCGTCCTCGTAAAAATAGCCGAACTCCCCCTGACAGCACTGTTCGATTAAATCACCCAGGAGGCCAGGAGAATCGCTGCTGTAAGGAAATTCGGCTACTCCGCTCTCAAAGTCTAAATCTAAAGCGTTGCCATAAACCACGCACCGCCCTACCCCGTAAACGGTGCTGCTGTTGGTCCAGCTCGCCGCCACGCCATAGGCCGAGAGATCGTCGCTGCTCTTTTGGGCAGGCCGATACCACAACCATTTGCCTACCCCCAGGCGCGCGTCCAGTTCCTCTGCGCAGATGACGTTGTCCGGGTCAGCCAACCAGTTTAGATTCGCCTCGGTTGGCTTCACTCCCAAAGCGAGCACATAATCATGCACCATTCCCAACCATCCATAGGCTCCGTCACCATCCGCGCCAATACACAGGCCATCGAGCGCGCGCCAGGGGTTGGTGATCGCAATGGTGTCTTCCGTCACCCCATCCACCGAGGCTTGAAAGTACCCCCCGCCCCAGGAGCAGGCCCAGCCAGAGCGCACGGTCGGGGCATAACTGGCTACCTGAATCGTATCCGATACCCCCGTAGAGCGAAAATAAAACTGAAGCAAACCCGCGCTGGAGATGCGGATCACAATCCCATCGCTACTCGTCCCAGCCAGCCCGGTTGCCACGTTGATCGCCGCGTTGGTCCAGGCTGCCGCATCGGGCGTCAACTTCACGATAAAGGCCCCCGTATCACCGGATAGCCCCTTACTTTCTGCCGTTGCTGCGTTGATTGTTATTTTGGCCGTGCCATCGAAGTAATACAGTTGGCTGGTGTCATCCACCACCGCCCAGGGGTACTCCGACACTGGATCGTAATCCCCACGCGGCACGATGGCCCCGGCCAGCGCCGAGGTAATCAATTCGTCGGCGGTCTGATTCAGTTGTATGGGCAGTTCTACCGGGCGATCATAGAGCCATCTGGTCACGCCAAAACACTCTACATACAGCCGATCCGGGTATACCTGATCCCGGTAGCACCGCCAGAGCTTCCCGGTGAAAAGATTGCGTGAGCCGTACTCCGCAATACGAATATCCGACCCCCGCTGCAGCGACCATAAATCATAGCCTAACGGAAACTTGGCCCCGCTTAAAAGCGTGATTGTCGCTTTTGCAGGTTCCGCAACCAAGTCTCGCCCCCGCAGGCCCCGCTCGATTTTGACCGCCATCACATCCTCGGTAAAAGCATCTACCGAAGTACCACGAGAAAAACGATCTGCGTATACTCGGATGTCCATGTCAGCCCTCAAATACCAGCCGCAGGCGCAGCGAAAGCGTATAATGACCCACGCCCCGCCAGCGTTTGGTCCCCGCCCAGGCCCCAACCACCTTCATTGGTTCGGCCAGGTTACTCGAAAGCAGCGGGTCAGATACCAACTCGGCCAGATACGCATCCAGCATCGCAAACAGCGCCCGCTGTTTTGCGCCCCGGTCACCTGACGCAATGGGCGAGAGATAAATGTCATGCTCCAAAAACAAGACCGCCCGCCCGGTCGAAAGGTCCAGGTCGATCACGTCCATCCCTTCGCCGCCCGAAGGTGATAACACGAGCGTCATTATTGGATACATCGAAAGGGTATAGGTTTGCTGTGCGTCATCCACCGCCAGGTTGGTGGTCACGCCCGACACCGTCCACGCCTCAAGTTGAGCGATTGCTGCCGCTACACTCATTCACCACCTCCTATACCTTTCCGCCACTTCCAAGACATAGGTTGGTATCTTGTTCGTGTCAATCTGGAAATCTCCGGCCCGGCTGGCTGAAATAGACGCAGGTCCGGTCAGCGAGACCAAGTACAAGTATTGGGCCAGCATCAGAATGGCTGTGTTGGCGTCGGCTGGGATGTCCGTCGAATAACACCATCGCCCTGTTACTGTGATCGGTGTGCCGTTGCCCCCATCGCCCCAGGAGTAGCCCACGCTTGGCAGCAGCTCCAGCACATCATAAGGCGCGTTAATTGGATACTTTTGCACTGCCGAGGCCGGGATCGCGGCCCCATCGCCGTTGGTAATGGATGTCAAACTATACAGGTCCTGATCATCCAGCCAGAGCTTCCGGCCCCGTACAAATGGGTACACGACCGGAAACTCTACATCCGCATCCGCACCAGGATCAACGAACACCCGCCCCGTGTGGCTCAAAAACCATTGATTGCCCGCGTTGATGGCAAAGGTCAGCATGGTATCATCGGACGAGCCAGCCACGCCCATATAACTTTTGAGATTAGCGAGTGTCGGCATCGCCATTATTTACGACCCTCCCACGTTGTAGCCGAGCGCGACCGTGCCCGTTTGCATAAACTGTACATCAAAACGGGCTGTGCCCATCAGCGAGGAAAGCGTCGAAGACCAGTCCCTGTTTACTGACAAGTCCAGGCTGCGCCGCCTGCCGATTTTAATGCCCGGTCGATAACATACCATGTACGAGCCAAGCGCTGAATCGTGGCTATCCTCGACCTGCCCGGAGGCGTTCGATAGTTCATAGGCCGAGCCAGGGGCCACGACCGGACAGCCGTCCAGGGCCATAATGGAGCCAGTGAGTACCGTCGCCCGATCTCCAAACTTGTCGAGCGTCTGTAAGGCGTCCAGAACCAGGTAATCATAGTACACCTTCGAATCCATGATCACGACCAGCTTGGAAGGATCAAGGCCCAAAACCCCGTTAGACCCCATCAACTCACGCAGCGCGGTTATGGTATCGGCAGAGATCGCCGTCTGCGCGGCCTTGTCGGTGGACGTGGTGATCAGCGGCTCATGTTTGAGGCCGTCCATGTTCAGCAGGCCGTTATAGGCCGTGGCCGCAGGTGCTTCTCCTACGTGTCCTTGATTGGTCGTGTCTGCCGTCTCGTCACCTTGAATCAACAAGTAATCCATCGTCCAGGCAAAGTATTTGGTGAACGCTTCATATTGGGCGGCCAGGAAGTCAAAGCCGCTATCTTCCAACATCTCTTTGGAAATGAGGATTTGCCCGCCAAAACCATGAGCGTCAAAGGTCTTTTTGCTTGACGTGATGACAAAGGCCGGGACATTCGAACCACCCACCTCCCCATGCGCCGCGTCCGTCGCTTCTACCACTCGTTTCATCGGCGTTGCAGGAGGCGCAAGAACCGGATAGTCAAACGGATTGGAGGGCATGTCAAAGACTTCAAACAGCGGCAGCACATTGGCCGCCCCGACGATGGTATGCCACACCGCCGCGTTCATCAGTGTGGGCACCCACTCCGCGCCTTGATTGGCGGTGGCCGTCGCCTGCGTTTCATCAGAGCGCAAGTGAGGGGCCATTTGCGTCCACTGGTCGTAAACATCACGCGGCACGGCTCGTAGATGTTCCGGCAGACCCTGACCCCAGCCCGGTATCTCCTGAGCGCGCTGAAATTCACGCATCCATTCCGGTACACCACCAGACTCCAGCAAGGTTTTGCTTTTGGCCTCGTCCTCGGCATACGCCGCGCCGAGTTTGTCCACCGCCGCCCTGTAAAAGTCATCAGCCAATGGTTCCAGGTCATTGTAACGCAGGCGAGGCGCTTCCTGGCGCAGCCAACCCAACATCGCCAACTGGCCCAGGTTATACTTGTCCCATTTCGAAGCCACATGAATTGTACTGCGTGGTCGTAACGGGGCAGGCATCCCGGCAGGCAACGAGGCTCGTAAATGCGTTTCCAGGCCCATAAACCGCTGATTGATGCTTTCCATCACGCCCTGCCAATTCGCAGGCTGTGGCGGGGCTGGAGGCAAAGAATCTGGCATATTTTCGAGCAGTCCGCCATTGGGCCACTCCGCCAGGGCCTGATCGTCCTGGCCTTCCGCGCCAAAGTTCTCATAGTACCCGCGCAGGTGTCCCACACGTGTCATCCCACCCACTGCCGACGGTGTATCGGTAATTCCCACCGATACAATGGGCCAGTCGGTTATCGTGCCGTCCGCCAATTTTCTAACGCGGTGCGGTTCGCTGCCGGAAGAAAAAAACGCGGTCTGCGTGCGTTGCATCCGTAGAAATTCATTGACTGCTTCCTGGTCAAAATGATCGCCACTCTCAACAAGATCAAATTCACCATAAAGCCCTTCATCCGTCACCCGAAAAGCGTTGTCATCAAAGACGCCCACCAGCCCCGGATGACCCCGCAGATTGTGATGGACAAACGCAGGTTTGAGCCTGTATTGTCCCAAATAAAAGTTGGTCGCTTTTGTAAAGCGGGTTCTGTGCTTGTCGTACTGACCAAACGGCACAATAATCCCGCCAAACCGCGAGGGTGTTACTTGCCTGATATGTTGCAACATGGTCTTACCCTTCCGGGACCTCGGCCCCAATTTCTGATCGAATTTTATAACTTTGCCACTTGGCAAGTTCCTGCGCCCAATCTGCTACCCGGATGTCCTCAAACGTTACATATTCCCTCCCAATTGAATAAAATTGTAGCGCGTCATTGGTGAGCTTGCTGGCCGTGCGCTCCAGCAGAAACCAGCAGCGTGAAAGATATCGCCTTTCCGCCACTCTTGCATGGGCCTCAGTTGAAGAAGCCGAGAGCAGCCCCAGCGGTATTTCTAACATCTCATAAGCGACCTGCCTTGTCAACTGGCGGCCTTCTATGAAATCCAAGTCTTTGTGTTTTAACCCAGCGTCGATCCAGGACACCCCGCCCGGCTCCCCCCTGACAACCGCAGATCGCCTTGTGCCCCGGTGCTTGGCTTCAAACTTGGCTTCTAATGCGCGTATTTGTTTGTCCGTCGTTCTCGTCGGCACTTGAAATATTCCGTCCGGCACGGATGGCCCATCAAAATACTCTGCGTTCCAGCGAGCCATCTCTTTATCGCCCGTATAGTCGTTGCGCCCCGCTTCAAATATCGGCAGCCCATAAAATGCATTGAGCGGATGAAACCCCTTAAAATGCGTCACGGCCTGGGGTTGTAGTTGATATTCTTCACCCGCATGACGCAGCAGGTATCCGCTTACCCGATTCCCTGTCCCTGGCATGACCATAACCTCTCGCGGGTCAAGCTGAAAGACTTCTGTCGGCGCGCCCCCGCCCGCTGAGTACCAAAACCAATAGCTGTTGCGGGCTAGAAGATAAGTTCCAATATGTTGAGTAAAAAATTCTATGACGTCTTGCCCATCATTGGGCCGCCCATATTTCGAAAGCAAATCGTATAATCCATGTTGGCCCCTTACTTTTCCAGAGCCGCGATCTGCCACGCCTAACGCAGCGTTGGCGCACATCTCAGAGATCATCGACACACCCGTATAAATCCAGGGATTGACCGCAAAGAGCGCCAGACTCTCCAACATCCTCGGCACTGGCGCGCCGTATGAATAGTTCGAGGCGTCCTGCCGCTGGCCTGGCATCTCCCGCAAATGAGCATCACGCTCGGCCAACATAAACGGCATCTCCGTTTTTTGCTCAAACCGCAAAATTTCACGCAATCGACTTAAAACAGACATCACAACGCTCCTATTGAAAATAGTGATTCGTATAGTCGTAGTTGCTCCGGTGGTTCATCCAGCGGCGGCAAGATAAACGCCAGCCCTCGACCAAAGCCATAATAGGCCATTGCCAACGAAGACGTATCCACAAAATCATCGTGCGTTGATGGAAAACGCCGATGCTCTTCAGCCCAAGCGAACCGCTGAGGAAACTCAGCCACAAATACAAAGCCCTCATTGACCCGCGCAATAAAGGCTTGTGCCCGCGCCAATTTATCGCCATCTACTGCTTGCTCGACCAGCCGCAGTTGATTCGTGTAGTCGAGGCCGTCCCGCAGGTCTTGGAGGGCCATCAATTCAAGGGTACGTTTTTCAAATACAAATTCATCCTCCGGGTAAATTTTCATCATCCGCTTAATGCGCCGCTTGATTTTAGGCCATTCCCAACGAAAACGATAAGCCCTCTGTACCAACACGTTCGGCCCGATCACCCCAATACGCGCCATCGCCGTATAATCAGCGGTTTGCTTTTCAGTGATCGCCAGGTCAATAAACCAATTCCAGTCCACGCAAAATCTCCTCGTCTAACAAATGAATCCGACTTATGTCAAAATCGCGCCTGACCACCGCCTGGGGGTTTTGCTGATAAAGCGCATCAAACGCCACCGATGACAAGGCTCTGACTTTTAACAATTCTTCACGGGGATACCGCTCCGGCCACAACGCTTCACCTACTGCCCGGCCAAGCATATCATTTTCCAGAGCCAGAGCGGGCAACGTAAAATATTCAAACGGATCACTGTCCGGCATGTGAATCAGTTGGCCTATCAAGTCGTCTTCACTCCAACGGGTATGCGGTATCACAATCCGCCCGCCTGGGTGCAGCCGTGTACGAGCCGCTGTGGTGTACCATTGGGTTACGCCGTCCAACAATACTTGACTTTGCTCGTCGCCTTCCTTGTGCGGATCATCGATAATTTCCAGGTGCGCGCCTACACCTGTCAGGGCTGAACCCACCCCAAACGAGGCCATGCCTCCGCCTTGCGTTGTGCGCCAGTTTGTTACCGCAGACTTGTTGGGGTTAATTCTCGTGGCTGGGAATAGTTCACGATACGCCCAACTGCCCACAAGATCGCGCGTCCGACGAGAAAACTCATTAGAAAGACTTGTGGAATGAGAAGCATGTACAATGTCCCAATCAGGGTGATGCCCAAGACAAAAAGCAGGAAACAGCACAGACCATAACACGCTTTTCCCATGACGCGGCGGAATTGAGATCGCAACAAATCTAATCCTCCCCCACAAAATTAGATGCGCCAAGCGCACCATTACCCGATGAAAAGGTTTGAACTGATAATTGGGCATCATCCAGAGCATAAACCCACCGAAGGTCATCCGCGCTATCTGCTTGCGAACCTTCTTCCTGGTCATTATGGCTTCCGCGTATTTCATCCGCAACGCGTTTGAGCCATTGCTCGATACGTCCATGAACATCCCCTAGCTCCCCGATTGAAAGCCCCTCAAGTGATTCGTGTAGTCCGACTGCCTCTGGGGGATTGTCCAGCAGCAGTTTTAATGCCTGAACCGCTACACGATCCTCGGCAAAGGCGACCAGTTCAATCAGCCGCGCTTGTAAAAATGCGGTCAGATCGTCCGAGCTCTCCACGTAGGTTCTTATGTCGCTGCGCCGTTTGGTCCAAATGGTCATGATAGTCATCCGCTAACCTCAGAAGGTATTCGCTTCGCGGTCCCGTAACCGCCAACACCTCGGCCAGCTCTTCCCAGGCTGTGGTTTTTTCAGAAAATTTTCCGGGCTTAGTGGGGCCGGGTGGGGTCCGAAAAAAGGCAAGATTCTGACGCCCCTTGATTTGTTCGATGTGATGCGCGAATGGAATGTGAAGTGCAGGCAGCGCCTGCCTATTGTCAACACCATCTGCTACCGATACCAAAAAGCCATGTGTTGATAGCTGCTTGATGTGTCTGTAGTATGTTGACTTCGTCACATGTCCTAGTCGCCATGCATCCAGGCCAAGCGCACGCCAAGAGCACAACACATAGTATGCTGTACCTCTCACTCTTGTGTTATACATCTGTGCGATACGATGCAATTCGTATTCCTCACGTCCATAGCCATCCACATCTGCAAGGTTCAGCATGTCCCACATGCGCGCCATCGTGTACAGCGCGCGTCCTGGCTGAAGCATCTCACCAACCACACGTTCACAATTAAACCAACTGTCAGCCATATAGCGCGTTGAGTCTTTGTAGTTCGATACTTCAAAGCGTAACACGCTTTCGGTATCAGAGACAGAGACACCGAGCAGAGCGCGTAGCTGCCTGACTTTGTTGTAGAACTTAACCCAACGACTGCGCTTGCCCTTGCCTTTGAACACCACACCTTCCGCCGCGTCAAAGGGATGACGTGAGTAGGAAGACAAACGCAGATGTTCAAAGACAGAGAGATACACAGCGAGAAGATCGCCTACTTCATAGTTCCAGGCGTAATCCACGCGTTGACAAGACCACGAAGCAACCGAAGGAAGCGTACCGAAATGCGCGGCCAGATACTTGTCCACTGCATCCAATGCCTGTTCGGTCTGCGCTTGTGTGGGATTGACAAGGTATATCTCATCCCCCACATTGCCCCGCTCCTCATACAAAGATTGCGCGTACATCCGAGGGATAGAGAACTCACACTTCAGCCAGCCCGAAGATACACCCAGGTCATCATCAAACTCCGCCGCAGGCCAGAATGTC